TGTTAGAAGGTGTTAAGTCTAACGGGGCTAACAAGTGGATAGCTCTATGCCCAGTTCACGGTGACAAGACAGCCAGCATGGGTATCAAAGAACTGTCGGATGGCAAGGTGCTGATTAACTGCTTTGCCTGTGGTGCTAACGCAATGGAAATTGTTGAGGCTGCTGGGGTGAGCGTCAGTGAGTTATTCCCACCCGACTCAAGCAGACCTGCTGGCCCTAGCCGTGAGCAACGAGCGACTATAGAGACAGACAAGGTGTGCATGATGATCTATGAGGCTGACAAGCGTGGTGGCAGGCAACAATCACTAGCTGATTACAAGCGTTACAAACTGGCTAGGGAGCGTCACGCTGCAATGACAAGTTATGAACGAAGTTCAGGGTAATTCGGAAACCCTGAAAATAAATCACATATTAGTTAACAAAAGTGTTGCACTATGTACAGAACTGTTTATACTGGTTGTAAGTTAAGTAAATAAACAAACGGAGCATCACATGATTACTACTACTTATTACAACTTTGAAGAAAAAATATTTAACTCACCAGATGGAATGGGAGTTTGGGGATGGACTAAATCGCGTCAAAACGAGACTACTGATCGTGCTGAATGTGAAGCTAATATGGCTGAGAAGAAAGCTGGCTGGGACGCTTACCTAGTTAAGCAATTAGCTAGAGACGATCTTGATCAGGAGATGATTGATCATATTGATAACCTGCAAGCTAACTCAGAATTTCGCATCGTAGAAGAAGTTAAGACTTTTACCCACGTTTCAGAGTATTGCTACAGTGATGTACACGCTTTTGAGATTGTTAAAGTTATTAGTGATAAGACTATTGAAGTTAGGCAAATGGCTACTAAGCATGACATATCGCACTTAAATCAGTACGCTGGCGGTTTTTCTGCACACACTGAAAATCAGCACAATCAAAAAGTAACTTATGCAAGCGAACCTAATAACCCAGTTATTCGCATTAGACGCAAAAAGAACAACCCAGAGGCATGGACTTCTAATGGATCTAGGTTTGGTCTGACTCAATCACCTTACGCTTTTTATGACTATAACTTCTAATTAACTGAACGGGGCTACGGCCCCTTGGAGCATCACATGAGCAAGCTACTAATAACCACTCAAACCAAAGAAAATTACGCAGCGCACGATTGGGACGGTGAGGGTGTTTGTCCTGAGTATTGGAAGTTCAAAGGCGGCAGTGATTACATCGTGCTTGATGTAGACGTTAACGCAGCATCAGAGGTTTATGAGTCAGTTAAGTCTCAGTGTGAGTCTAACGATGAATACTACGTTGAGTACGTTATAGATTGGGAGATAGTTGCAGACAACTACCTAACTGATTTTGAGCGTGACCAGTTAGAGTTTGAAGGCAAGATACGTTTTCCAGCAAAGCAGTTAGCAGCATAATCTAATAATAACGGGGCCACGGCCCCACGGAGTATCACATGACATATCAAGAGCGTTTAGATTTTATAAATTTAAATAAAAATTATGTTAAGCCATTAATGCCAGCAAAAGAAAAAAAAGAGTTTGATAAGTTTTGCAATGCTCAATTAGCATTTCTCGTAAACAAGTAACAAAAGTGTTGCACTCTTCACAGAAGTGTTTATACTGGTTGTAAGTTAAGTAACTAACCAGAACGGAGCATCACATGACTGACTACACAGAATTTGACGGTGGACTTTACGGCACAGACCCAAGCTATATGGTCACAGTAGGTGGATCATCTTTAGGTATGACCTTTGGCTTAAAACACGCTTTAGAAGATTACGATCGGGTATCTGATGAAGCTAATGGCCTTGTTAAACTAATTAAAATCTTCCCACAGTACAATTTAGAAGAAGACACTTTTGACTACGGCTTTTCAATTAAAATTACTGTTAAAACTAACATGGATTATGAGGTGGTAAAATGAAAGTTAAAATTGAATTTACTGTAGACGTTATACCTGAGAACATCCAGATTTATATAGATGAGGCTGGTTTTGATGAGACTGTCAGAGAATACGTTAAAAGTTTCTTTTCAACTCTTGAGCCGCTTCTTGATGATCAAATCGAAAATGCTATTGGTTTGCCAGCAATTAAAAACTATAACTAATAACAGGGGCTACGGCCCCTTTGGAGTACGGCATGAACGTAAACGAATTAACCAACGTCACCATTGGTGGAATTTGCACAGCAGATTACCCAGACTTTGTGGACGCTTACATTGAAAGCGCAGATGATATGGGTGGCAATCCATTATCGGATGAGCAGCTAGAGGCGTTAACTGATGATAATCCAGAGTTTGTGCAAGCACAGGCACACGATGAAATTATGGGGTGGATATGATATGGCTCAATATATGGATGAATTATTCTTAGAGTATGAAGCAGAGCTTGAGGCTAAAAGTATTGCTTACGAAGCCTCGCCACAGGCAGTCATTGATAAAGCCCGTATGACTGCTAAATATAAATTAGAAAATGAACGCAGACAAGCATGGGAAGATAGCCTAACTCCAGAGCAATGGCAGCAGCATTTCGGTGAAGAGGATAGCGAACAATGAAAGATTATAAATATTTGGCATCAAGCCAGCTAGTCACCAAGAAGGTTAAGCGTGACTACACCACACGCATACTCAGTTGCGCTGGCGCAGTAATCGGTTTAGTCTGCTGGGTATGGTTCCTAAACGGATTGCTAGGATGAATAGTCAGCATCATTATCGGACAACGTACTACTCTAAATCAGAGGCAGCAGCGATTGTCAGGCGTAATGAACAGAGAATGACTGATGAGGCTCGCAGGATATGCAAGGCTCGCAGGGCAGCTAACGATATGCGTGAGGCTATACAGCTTGGTTTAACGATAGAAAACTATCTAAAATTAGTGGTATAATAAACCATTAAGTTACGTCCACCCCATATGCGGAGACAATCATGGCAAGACCAACCAAGTACACACCTGAACTATTAGACAAAGCTAATACATACCTCAGTACCTATAGCAGACTAATTCCCAGCCATCAGGATTTGTGTCTAAAGCTAGATATCAGTGAGTCTACGCTCTACGATTGGGCGCAGAAGCATGATGAGTTTTCGGAGATATTAGCAAAGGTAAAACTGACACAGTTCACAGTGGCTATGGATGGTGGGCTAGGCGGTGAGTTAAACGCTAACCTAGTGAAGCTATTGATGGGCAAGCATGGCCTGTCAGAGAAGTCGATAGTGGATCAGATCAGCAGTGATGGCTCAATGGCTCCTAAGTCTAAGATCGAACTGGTCGCTAAAGAATTTGACGTTTAATGAATGTCGGACAAATAGAACTGCCACCAAAGCTAGTACCGATCTTCCAAGGGGAGGCAAGGATACGGGCATCTTGGGGCGGCAGGGGTAGTGGGAAGACGCGCAGCTTTAGTCTGATGAGCGCAGTTGAGGGCTATCGCTATGGGACAGCAGGCATATCAGGTCAGATCCTATGTGCGCGTGAGCATCTTAACTCGTTAGAAGAATCATCGTTAGAAGAGGTTAAGGCCGCTATACGCTCAGTTGATTGGCTAGATGACTACTATGAGATAGGTGAGCGATACATCAGGTCAAAGGATGGACGCATCAAGTATGTGTTTGCTGGCCTACGACATAACCTAGACAGCATCAAATCTAAGGCTAAGATTTTGCTTGCATGGATAGATGAGGCTGAAGGCGTATCAGAAGAAGCATGGCGTAAACTTATGCCCACGGTGCGTGAAGAAGGCTCAGAGGTATGGGTAACGTGGAATCCTGAGTCAAAGGATAGCGCAACGCATAAAAGACTACGGCTAGAGGCTCCAGATAATAGCCGCGTGGTTAGGGTAAATTGGTCGGATAATCCTTGGTTCCCAAAAGTGCTAGAGCAAGAGCGTCAGGAAGACTTAAAGCGTAGGCCCGACACTTACGGTCATGTCTGGGAAGGCGACTTCTTAGAGTATCCAGAGGGTGCGTTCTGGCTGCGTGAAATCAACCAAGCTTACACTGATGGACGCATAGGTAGAATGCCTGTGGTAGATACTCACCCATGTTTAACTTTTTGGGATATCGGATCGTCAGATGGCTGTGCTGTGTGGGTATGCCAGCAAATC